CAGAGTGAACTTACGCTTGCAGCCTTCATTGATCAAAGTTGTAAGCTGGATAGCACCGGATATGTCTTTGATGTCGATTTGTTCCATGTCTTCAAAGTTCGGGGATAAAAAAAAGAGTGCCCAATTTTGAGCACTCACATACACGACAATAAAACCAATGTCGTGAATTAGCTTCTGTTTGCCGGATTTGGCTCGTTAAACTTGGCTGAAATTTTTCCGAAAGTTCGGTCTAAACTCTGTGCGTAAGTGACACTCTTGCCAGTATAAATAAGATGGTAAACCTCGCTACTATTAGCAGGAATCTGAATATCAACCACACCTTTATACAGCTCATCAAAGAAAGCTTTCTTCTTTGCTTGATAATCAGACTGAGAATTACTCTCGATAGTGAACGAAAGAGTTATTTCCCTCTCATCGACTTTAGGATTATTGATTATTACCCGTTTCCCATGTTCAAGTCGGCTTTTGTTCTCAATAAAATCCTTCATGGAAGCGGATGCCCCAATAACATCAAGAAACCCCTCTCCCATTCTCACACCCCATGTTGTATAAGCGTTTTCGCCATTAATTAATAATTCATCCATAGACTATAATTTTGCTGTATTCTTTTTAACTTCTGCTATATCTCTTTGCATCTGTTGAATAGGTTTGACGATTGCCCCTGTATTTTCTGAAATCTGTACCAATTCAAGATAAGATTGTGCTATCAAATCTCGCGTATCATCAGCGATATTCCTTGTTTCCGTATTTATGGAAAGTAGAGCATCTGCTTTTACTGTCAGTAGATTAAGTGATTGAGATTGAATAATATTCTGATTCTTTATCTCTTCTCCTGCAATCTGCAATGCTGTAAACCGCCCGTTCAACTCTTCGCCGGTATCTTGAGACATGGTTTGGAAACCTTTGCTGCTTGCAGACTGGGAAGCTGCTTCCTGTGAAATCTTGTCATATCCGGTTGCTGCGGCAAGCTCGTCACGGAGCTTCATGGCTTCGTCCACATAACCCATGTATTCATCCATCAGCTCCTTACGCTCATTATTATCAAGCGTACCATCATCCTTCATGGCTTCACCGAATTTATCATACCATGTCCTCAGTTTGTCACTAAACTGTTCACCGATGGCATTTGACAGCATCGCCTGCATGAAATATTTGGATATGTCATCAGCAAAATCCTCCGCACTCTTCTCCATATCCATCAGACTGCTTATAAAACTGTCATACATGGAATCGAATGACATTCCGATCAGGCCCTCATAAAGACTGTCGGTCAGTTCTTCCAGTTTTCCTGCCTGCTCTATATAATCATCCAGCTTGTCGGTAACACGCTCACCGTAACCTCCCTTACCGGAAGATTCCATGATATCCCATAACCATACGTCCGACCGTAGAGCCTTCATCTGTTCGGGGGTCAGATTCCACAAGGAATCGGTGCCGGAGAAATCCTGCATGCCGGTAGCTTTTCTTGCGTGTTCCAGCATTTCATCCGTCCATTTCAGATAATGCTGCCAGCTGCCGTGGCTCTTATGATATCCGGCTTGCTCCTTTGCTATTTGCAGATAGTTTTTATTGACTTCCTCCTGATACTTTACAGCTTCCCTGTAAGATTCAACCGATTTCATTCCCTTGCTTGCCTTCATCTCGTCAGTCAGATCCTCGATGGCCGTTTGCAAAGTTTCATTCCTGTCCGTCAGCCTGTCTATCGTTTCCTGTACTTCCTTGGCGTTTCCACCTATTCCAAACAAGGAGTTGAAGCCTCCGAATGAGATTGCGTTCAGGATGTTTCCTATGCCGTTCCTCAATGACTTGCCGATTGTGACAAACAAATCCCCTGACAAGACATCACCGATAATTCCACTGACAGCGTTCAGAACAGCATCAAGCAGACCACCGACAAGATCACTTAATCCGTCTTTGAGTACGTCAATGATGGACAGAATCCATCCGACAATGGGGACCTCCTTAAGAGATTCTGACGTTTTTCCTATGACATCCTTGAATCCGTTCACGGTTTTGATAATTCCGCTATATGCGTTATACAATCCACCGGATGAAATCTGCTGCAAGCCTCCCAACAAATTTTCCATGCTTGCTTTCAGTATGGTGGCAGTATCAGTCACATTACGCTGGGCCTGATTGGCGATATCAGTCTGTGTCTTCACATTGGCGGATGCAATGTCAGCATTCTGCCGTGCTGTTTCAAGAGCGTTTGCTGCGGCTTGTTTCTCACTTTCCGTTCCGCCCTTCTGCGCTTTGGTGTAATCATCCTGTGATTTCTTTAGTCTTTCCAAAGCAGCTGTTTCAATCCCTATGGCACTGATACGATTCTGTTCTGCTATTTGATAGGCTTTTACATCCTCTCCAAGTTTCTTGAAGTTGACTCCACTTGTACCACCCAAAGACTTTTCCATCTGGCTGATGGCGTCAATCAATGATTTTTGGCTTGCCTGATCGGAGTTCTTGAACTTGTCAGTCCGTACATATTTTTTCGCTTCGTCCAAGGCAGGCTTTATCATGTCGGAAAACATGGAACCAAACTCACCGAACACAGTAACCCAATCTATATTGGCTTTTATGGCTTCTGTTTCCTTGTTCTGTATGGCAACATCACGTTGTTTCTCCAGTAACTTTACTTGTGCACTATTAACACCGTTTTCTTCCTGTGCTTTCCTTATTTTTTCCGCATACTCTTGGGCGATAGCCAATTTCTGCTGCTGGAACGTGCCATATTCTTTCAAGTAGTCGTTCAAAGCCTGTTGTTCGGCTTTCAGCTGTCCTTCAGTTACATCGGAAATATCTTTATCTCTCATACTTTCGGCATTGGTATAAGCTTCTGAAATTTTCTGTGCCTGCTTGTCGGTCAGCTTACCGTTACCGGCTTTGCTCCATTCTTCCTCCTGTTTTCTTATCGCATCAATCTGTTTCTGATAATCAAGGTCAATCTGTTTCAACTTCTTTTCCGTGCCTTCTCTCATCAGGTTGATTTCATCCTGTTGGTTCTGACGGTGAAGTGAAAGAAGTTGTTCGGCTGTCTTTTTTTGTTCTTTTTTTTGCTTTTCAGCAGCTTTTTCCTGCTTGGTCAAAGAACTACCAGTAATACCGCCCAAATTTTTATAGGCTTTTTCAGTTGTTTCTACTCGTTTCTTAGCTTCTTCATACAGCTTTGAAGTAAACTTGGATTTATTCTTTTCTATTTCAGAAAGTTTCTTCTTAGCATCATCCCAGTCTTTCTTCGCTTTCTCATAATCCTGCTTGTAGGTAGTTTTATTCTTCTCTGAATCAATTCGGGTTTGCTTGACTGATTTTGCTGTATCTATAAGTGTTTTTATGTCTTTCACATTATAGATTGCTTCATCAGACAAAGTACCCTTAATATCAATAGGCAAACGAAGTTTCACAGTTCCATTTTCCCCCTTTCCTCTGATACGCTTCTCCAACTCAGAGATGTAGCGGTCAAACTCATTAGTATTAACATCTTTAAGATTGGAAATGAACTGTTCGGAGATGCCTTTGCCTTTTTCTTGCAGCATGACATCACGCATAGCACGCAATTCTTTTAGTTTCTTCACATATCCATCAACGCCTTGCTGACCGGAAAGAGTTTTCAGCAGATTCTCGTAATATTTGATTTCAGATTCAATGTTAGAAAGTTCCTTGGTTTGCTTTTCTCCGGCACGTTTCGCATCTTCTTCCGTTATCTGTTGCTTTAGTTTAAGTATATCAGCCAACTTAATGGTTTCGATGTCATATTGAGCGAATATCTTAGGGTATTCTTTTCTTAACTCCGCTAAACTTCGACCTCTTTGTAAATCCGACAACGCTATATCACGAGAACTTTGTACGAGGGAATCAATCTTCTGTTTGTGTTCTTCTTCTTGCTTTTTAGCTTCTTCTTGCTGTTCATTAAACCTTCTCTGTGCCTTTTCTGCTTCTGTTGCCGAATCGCGGAAAGCCAACATTGCAACTCCAAGTCCTACTACAGCAGTAGCCAACAACACATAAGGATTGGTAAGCATTGCAGCGTTTAAAGCTAACTGCGCTTTTCGTGCCAATAAACGGGCATTGGTAAGTCCAATCTCCACAAGAGTATGTTTACTTTCGGCAGCAGTAACAAGCATCACTGCGGTCCGGTATGTACCATAAGTAACCACTAATCCAGCCAAGATTCTACCTACTGTTTCATAATTCTGAATCAACGAAGTTGTCATTTGAATACCGTCCATGATAACACTTTCCGACTTTGTTCCCAATTCGTTAAACACGGAATCCAAAGCATCCTGCATCATAGACAACTGACCATTGATAGTCTTTGAAGCATTCTCAGACATATTATAGAACTTACCACCTGCGGAAGTTGCATCAATGAATGCCTGTTGAACCATTTCAGCGGAAACAGCACCTTTGGACATTTCATCTTTCAAAGTTGCGATAGATTTTCCGGTCTTTTCGGAGATAATCTGTAACGGGTTGAATCCAGCGTTTATCATTTGATTCAAATCCTGCCCCATAAGTTTACCCGCTGCTGACATCTGTGAAAATGCCAAAGTTAGCGAATTGAACTTACTGGATTCCCCCATAGAAATATCACTAATGGCTTTCAAGTATTTGATAGTGTCTTCTGCTTGTATGTTAAATCCAAGCATCATCTTTTCTGCTCCAACCATATCTGACATAGTAAGTGGAGAAATCTTAGCCAGCTCCTTGATTTGCGGAATCAGTTGTCCTGCCATATCCTTTCCAACCATAGTCTCAATAGCGGTCTGCATGGATTGAAATTCTCCACGAACACGAATCATTTCAGAACCTAATGCCTTTAATACTCCAGCACCACCAATAACCGCCAATGCTTTCTTCCAAGAAATAGCGATACCGTTGTTACTCTCTACGATTTCCTTAGCATTATCATTGTAAAGGGCGTATTCATCCCGAAGTTTCTTTACGGAAAGACGCGCTTCGGCTTGTTGTTGGGTTAATCCAAATAAAGCTGCCTTTTCTTCATCAAGAGCTTTGCGGGCAGCATTGTATTCTTCTAACTTGCTATTTGCTGATAACGGATTCCTTTTCAATGCTATACGATAAGCATCCCCAAGTCGTTTTACATCCGCTTCAATATCCTTAACTACCGCTTTTTGAGCAAGAATCTTCTCTGTGAATCCATTCACGGCCTGGGAAGCATCGAAGATTTTCCTTTTGAATCCCGTTTCCATCTCCGCTCCAGCTTTGGCTGCATTAGTCACCAACTCATCCAATCTTTGGTTGGATGCAGCAAGTTGGGCATTCAAAGCCTTGAAAGCAGCAGGAGTCTGCGTGCCATCCATGCTCATTAACTCCTGCTTTAATTTTGCAATTTCATTACGAAGTCTTACAACTTCTTCCCAGTCACTACCTATCTTAAAATATAATTTTGACATATCTATTTCTTTTTCCTACGATTAGCCAATTCCTTACCACTGATTCTATTCACCTTCTGACCACCATATACTGCGCGTAATTTATCCCGTTGCATCATCAGCAGATTCCGATAAGGGATAATCTCAAACACTTCTGTATAACTCAGATGCAGCGTGTCAATCAAATGGGCTATCTGCCCGAAGAACGTTGTGTTTCCTACTGTTTCGGTCTTGCTGCCAGCATCGACACGTTCCTCATCGAGCTGACACACTGAAAAGCCGAAATATCCATCATAGAGAAACAGACTTCCAAGGCATCTTTGACTTCTTCAAAAGTGCCGTTCTCCAATTCTTTGACCAAACTATCATTCCCGCAGATAAAGCATGAAATACCTTTCAGCATATCTTCAGTAGCTTCAGGAAGCTCTTTAATAGCTTCCATGACATTATCTCCAGTCATGCCGATATTGGAAAAATGATGAATGGCACGACAGATAATTTTAATTGTAGGAGGTTTAATGGTATAAACCATCCCTCCTATCTCCACATTCATGAAATCCAGCCCTAACAAAGCATCAGAAACCGTTTTTGCTGCTTGATTCATATTCTTAAACTAAAAGGGGGAATGGTATATATCCATCCCCCGGTTATCACTCTTGTGCTTTTACCAATGTTATCTCTTTTTTAAGAGTGGTATCAACTTCAGAAGGAGTGGTTTTAATATCTCCTGACTGAGTGACGTACCCCACTTTCGACACTTCATAGTGAACGGTAGCCCCAGCATTCACCTGCTTTGACTTGACCGTTGCACCGTCCAGCTTTACGGTCGCATCGGAAGGAGTAGGTACAATGGTTACTGTAGTTCATGCCTGCAAAGCTTTAATCTGCCCTTCTTCATAGTTATACTCAGAAGAAACACCTTCGATTCCCGGTTCCTGCACCAAGCCTTTTACAGCGATTGCAATTGCCTTATCCGTATTGGCTTCACGGGAAACAATACGGCATTTTGGGAAGATGAACCAGACATCATCATCGGTCAGACAGAACAATGCTTTGTTGATAATAACTTTATCCAAAGCACGCTTCCAACCTACATCTTTAGATGTTGCCTGAATAACATCGCCACCCATGAACGCTTTCTTGGTCTTCCAGTCATATTGTCCGATAGAGAAAGCGGGCGATACTTCTCCCGGCACATCATCGTAACGGTAATTCTTTCCCGTTAATTGGTTCTTGTACCCAGTGACGGAGGCTTCCGTTTCCTCAATCTGCCACGTTTCCCCGTGTACATTCAAAACCTCATCTTTCGCTTTGATAGCGGCTTGAATCAAAGTCTTTGCGATTTCGGGGGTAATGTCTGCCGTTACCTTATCAATATCGGCAAACAAGATTCTTTTTATTCCTACTGCTGAAATCATAATCTTATAGTTTTACATTTATTACTTCAAATAAAATTCTCACATTCACGTAATGGCATTTCAAAGCTGCATCCGCTTCCGCGCCAATTGATTCGATAGAGTAACGATAGGTTGTACCGTCATAGGTGCTTACTACATCATCAAGCAGCTTGTCAGCCTTTCTTTCAAGTTCGTTAAGCCGGATTGTGTTCGCTTCATTCTCGCTTAAATTGGGTACACATAGATTCACTTCTGCAAAAGATTTCTTCCAATACTTTCCCGGCTGTTGTTTCTTCGTGTGGATGACAATCCTTTCGGACTTCAATTCACCCGTCAGCGTTTCACCATCAGGCACTATATCTATTCCGAAAGCCTTGCAGTCCCGATAGAGAATGTTTCCTATGTCGGTAGTTACTATCATTCCACAATCTCCCAATCTTCTGCAAATACATCACTGATAGACGGAACCCATGAATCAGCGCGTCCGGTATTCTCGTTGTAGATAAGACACTGGCTTGTATAGTCAATAAATCCCTTACCTTTCAGAATAAGGTCTTTTGCCGATTGGGGAAGCGATTGCATCTTAGGGATGATGTCGCTTTCGATATGAGCTGGCACTTGTTTGAATACCATCAAACCTTTACCGTTCCAACCACTTCTACGAACAGTCCCACCTTGTTTTAACACTTCGATAGCATCACCGAAACAGATAGGAGTTTCTTTCTTGACTTCTCGATATGATTCTTCAAACAGTTCTTTGGGTGACCAACTTTCATAGCCATATTCAGTACGAGTGTGATATCCTAGTTTATAAGACTCATTCTCTTCTATTTCACTTTTTACCAAGCCTTTACTGCAAGCTTCACCCAATGTCATAGGTTCTGCTTCAATCTGTTTTGTTCCAATGTACTTTTTCATTTTTCAAATTCTTCTTTTAATCGTTTCTCCGCAAATAAAGCAGCACTACTCAAAACATCATACCCTTTAGATTCTACGAATGATGCGTATTCCGCTTCGTTTTTCAATGTCAAACCGTCTTTATTGACATCGTAATCATTGGACGTTCTCAAAGTGAGTGTATGGTCTTGATAATCCCCATGTTCCTCTGCGTACTTCACGGCTTCATCGCCTACATCAATCATCTTCTTTTCGACCTCCCATTCTCCTTCATCGAAAAAGGAGTCGACATCTGAGAAATCGAAATCTACATCCATAATTCCGAGTAGTTAAAGTAGTTTGTACTCTTTACCGTGTAGACTTCGCCTTGACCTCTTACGCCATCACCATCCATGCAACGTACTTCATCACCAGCCTTGACAGTAATTCTTTTCTCACATACTACATGATAATTCGGACGATACACAGAGCCGTTATCAGATGAAAACTCTTTGGTAGTGTTATCATCACAACGGCACTTGCATACCTTCTGCCAGTATTCACCACCTGTTCCGGGAATAGGTCTGCCAAACTCATCCTTGTCCATCGGGGTGATAACTTTTACCTGCAATATGTGTGGGGCGAATATCATAAGAAAGTCACTTTAGGTTTGTTACCCAGTTCGTCTTTCAAACCGTACTGTTTACACAGAAATGAATAGTAATCCTTAATGCCTTGAATGTTCCAAGACATAGAAAAACCGCTTTCGCTGATGGAAGTGGCACGAAGCAATAGAGAGGGGATGAACTTCGCAATTGCCACCGACACCCGTGTTTGGCAATCCTCGTTCATCTCACCCCCTCCGCTTATCTTTGCGTTCAGACATATATCGAAAAGGTCAGCCTCCGACAAGTTAACGCTGAAGGTCTGAAACTTCTGTAATATATAATCGTTTACTGTCATGCGTTCATCTCACTCAAATCGAAGTTCACAATCAGGTTCGGGTTCGCAATCTGCGGAATCCATTCGGCTGTGTATTCCAGATAGCGACCATTGCCGTCCTTGTAACCTGAAATCAGCATATCGCCATCTGCCTGAGTGTAATTACGTCCCGGTACACCATCCACAGCTTCATAAGGAGTGTGGAAGCGCATATAACCGATTTTATCCTGCGGAAGCAGGGAAATACGACCATCTGCATAAATGGGGATATTCTTACCTGTTTGGTCTACCACATAATCTTCCTTGATTTCAATAGCCGGAAGTCCGATACCTGTAAAAATGGTAGAAGCCAGTTGCGAGGTGATAAGCCCGGTAGACATATACATTTCATTGCCTGTAAGCTGCATTTTGAACTTATCTCCAAATTCACTTGAACCGATAATATTCTTGATGAATGTGCCACGGCTCATAATCATCTTGGGGAATGTGCCGTAAATAGATTTCAGCTCATTCAGTTTCTGCTGCAAGTAAGTGACGAAATAGTCTTTATCCTCTGTGTCCGGCTTGATAAACTTAAACGGCAAGTCGATGTTCAATAAGTCAATTCCTCCGGCATTGTCGTCCTTGTTCTTCACGCTTGCTGCTCCAGTCATCAACAGAGAGCCTACGATAATGTCCATACGCTTGTGCGGTGCCAGCAATACCTGACGGTAATCGTCATAGATGAAGTCCACGATGTCACGCATGGCTGCTTTCTGGTCTTCCGGTTTGGCGGCATTATACTTATCTATCAAGTCCTGCAAGTCAGACAAACGGTCGATTGAGATTTGATAGCGGTCACCCAAATAGGCAATCTCACCATATCCGGAACCGATATTCCTGCGTTCACGGATAGGCTTTTCGCCATAACGGGAGTTGATGGAACCAGCCATCACGCCAGTAACCTGACCGATGTAGTCTTTAAATACACGAGTAGTAGTCCTACGGAAGCCCAAATACTGCTGCCAATAAATTGTGTCCTTTCTTGTCTTGAGGACACGCTGAATCACTGCATTTACAATGTTCGGGTCATTAAACAATGTATGAATAGTTAGCATCATATATTAGTCCTCCTTTCTTTATTTTGCCATTATACCTGCGTTTTTCAACGCTGTCAATAATCCGTTAAAGTTTTCTACCGACACCGTACCAGATGCATCATTCACTTTGGCTGCCTGCTTTACACCTCCAAAAGCAGAAGTCGTAGCTGCTGTTAAAGTATACTTGTTAGCTTGTGCTGCAACCCCATCCAATTTGGCTTTATCTTCCTTACTCATCAAACCGTCCTGACTAGAAGAAGCCTTAGGAATAGATACGGCTTCTTTTTCTTGTTTGACATCCAAAGCGTTAAACTGGAAGTGCGGCATATTCGCCTTGTCAATATCTGCGAAAGGCATTACCAGCTTGGTCGGTTCGATTTCAAACGCACGCATCAAAAGGGAAACCAATACTATGCCATCCTCTACCTGCTTCCTTTCATACAGAGCTGAATTTGCGATAACTTTGGGCGTTGTACCGTCTGCGGCTGTCGCTTCGTAAAGAACTGTTCCAGCTTCTAGATTTTCTCCAAAGTCTGCCGCTAACGTCAGCTTATCAAAAGCTTTGTCAGCCTTGTCAATAGCGTTGATTGTCGCTCCATGCGCACCGTTACCCAAGTGCATACCTTTGTAAGCCAAAGAACGTTTCTTGATTTTCAATGTGGTATTGGAGCCTGTTGTAAACTTCTCATATACTTCCACACGGATAGCCACTTGGGATGTTTTCTTCACCAAGTCAGCTGCAATCGGTGTGAATGAGGGCAAGTACGAGCCGACAACGAGGTTGGTTGTGTCCAACTTGTACGGACCTCTGCGTCTGCGTCCGGTTTCTACGTCGTAGCGTTCTTCCTGCTCAACTTCCGGTTCAAGATTATACTTAAATCCTGCTGCCATAAAATCACTGTTTTTGTTGTTCTACAATTTCTTTAGTGTCGTCTGCAATCATTTTCGCAAACGACTGAGTCTCATTCTCCAGTTCTTTTTTTGCTGTATCTGGAGGAACTACACCCTTAAAGCCGTCATTCGCAAACTCCTGCTTCAAGTCCTTGAAGTATGCGTCCAAGTCCTCATCGTCCTTAATGGCGCATCGTTTGGCGTAGTTTTCGGGAATACCATACTCCTTTGCCTTTGCCAAAATCTGCTGGCTACGTGTTGTTTGAGCCTTTTCCGTTTCTAACTGTGTTAGCTTATCAGAAAGGTTCTTGTTGGAGTCAATTAAAGCTTGCGCCCATGCAGGCACATCGTCTTTATTCTCTTCCGTTTTGGTGGTTGTGGTAGTCTCGATTGGCTTACCGTCTTTAAGGTTATGCCTCTTCTCGTAGTTAGTCACTGCCGTTTTTGAAGCATCCCCGGCACGGAAATCACCATAGGAATTAAGCACGTCCGAAAAACTGATACCCTCAACAATGGAGTTTACTTTTGTCTCGTCCGTTACACCCTCTGCCTTTTTGGTGGCAATGCGGGTAAGAATAGCAGTGTCCACCCCAGCGAATTTCTGTTGTAGCCCTGCTAAGATTTGTTCTAAGATTGTCATACCGTATGAATTTGATTTATAAATTTCTACGGTAAATTTCGTTATTTATAAAGAAGGTGAAAAATTATCAGATAGGTGATACACGACAATAAAACGATTGTCGTAAAATGGTATAAAAAAAGGCGTGAAACCGAATGAATCACGCCTAAAATATATCACGACAAAAACTTATACTTATACTCCCAACACTATATTTGCATCAATATTTAGCTTCCGGCTTATCTCACGAGCAACTTTCAAGGTTGGTTCACATTTACCAGATATATAATCACTTAATCGTGATGGGCTGACACCAACTAACTTTGCAAGTGATTTTTGATTAAGCCCCATTTCGTACATACGAAGTTTAAGAACATCCACAAGTGTTGGTTCTCCCAATGCAAAATGTTCTTCGGAATAATCAGCAACCAAATTAGAAAGAAGCTCCAATTCTATGCTATTTGGGTCATTCAAAGGAGTATCATCTTTCACTAATGGAAGAAGTTCCTCTACTCTTTTCACCGCCCATTCATATTGGGCTTGATTTTCTATCTTTGTCATAATCCTAAATATTAGCGCAATCTATTTTATCATATTCTTTATGAGTACCAATAAAGCGAATATACACAAACTGAATAGTGAATTTAATCACTACTACCAAACGATAGTTATTGCCTTTGATATTGAAAACATAGTGTTGATTACCTACATTATCAACGCTATTAAACGTTTTCTTAATATCGGCAAAACAGGTCCACTTGCTTCTTTTCACAATGGTAGTCCATTCTTGCAAAGCGACCTTTGAATCGGGATGGTTCTCTGCATATTCTTTTAATGCTTGTTCGGTAAATATTCTCAT